AATTCTCATAGGAATTAGTCTAGAGATATATTTAAAGCCTGCCATAACTATGTTCGCAGGCACAGTAAGAGTTAGAATAGTTGCTACCAGGGTTTGATCTCGGAGTACTTTTCCGTCTGCAAGAACATCCACCGTAGCGTTCGTGAGATGAGAGTAACTAAAAATTGTATCGGCAGGAGCAGGAGGAGGCAGCTTAATGATTTTATAATCATCCAGATACCTACAGTCGTCATCTTCAACAGTACTGAAACTGGTAATGCTCGGGTTCTCAAAGTTTCCACCAATCTTTTCCAGGTGGAATACGCTCACACCGTTTATAAGTCGCTCTACATTTAAAAATACTTCATCATCACTACCCGTCACATTGGGTATCACACATACACCGTGGACTTTAGGAGCAATCCCCGCAGCAGATTCACCGCCGAAGATATGCTTATGCCACGCTACTACTCTGCCTTCCCTATCCAGGGTTAGACCTATTAAGGCATCATGGGAGTTGATACACCACAGAGTTCCCCGTGATTCTTGATACGCCATCTGTACAATTTCTGTAGAGGCGATGCTATCAGTTGCGGGGTCTGCGTTGTGATAAATAATTTCGTCTGATGTAAGAGAAAGGTTACGAGTTATATAAGTATCCTGCTCAAAGTTAAATTCAAACTCTCGTATACGCTTACCATCTCTTGATAAAAATAATACTTTGTTATCCACTTTACCGGGTTGTACAGGAGAGCTTCCGTGAGAGGTCTGCTTCTTTACCTGGATGCTTTCATTACTAAGGATCTCGTTTCCACCAGTGATTAAATACTCAGCTCCAAGAGTTCCTATCTGCAAGTCTCTACCCGAGTTCATCCACTGAATTGGGTTCACTTCACCGGACGCTATCGTGAATTGATACGGATCCGTAGCAACTACTGGACCAAAGAAGTTATTCCCTGATACGTCTGTAGTATGATCTTGAGCAAGCTTACGCTCCATAAAATGGAATACATTACCAGTAATAGAACCAAAGAAAGTATCAGGTTGAAAAAGAGTTCCAGCAAGAAGTAACCTTCCTTCGAATATAGTGATAGCAGCAGGGAAACCCTGGTCTACTCCCCACGCAGATTGCTGCCAGTTATCTGTAGCTGAGGTGTCGAGAAGTCCTTGTGAGTCTACGGTTACTAGAACAGAGGAAGTAAAAGCCGTAACCCTCACTATCCCTGTAACTGCTCCTTGGGTTATCTTGTAGTAATCCCCAACAGCATTAGCAGTAAACAGAGGAGCAGATGCAGTAAGAGTCGCAACACCTGGAGTCGCTGTTGAAGGGGTAAGCGTAGTCGTGGTTATGTTCGGATCTTTATACGGACGCCTATGACCTGGGTTAAGATTGTCGAACATACTAATTGAGTTCGTAGATAAGTCATCCAGAGTTAACCATAGAAATGTTGTAGTAAGCACCCTCTTGATTACAATCGTGGGCATAGTCCTGCTACTATGGGTAATGAATATCACATCCCCTATCTGCGCATACTGAAATCCCTTTGGATCCAAACTAGCGGGAAGAACATTCGTCGGATCTGGAGTAGTATCACTGATGATTAGGGAAGTAAGTACACCATCATTTCTAAAGATCTCGATATCAGTAGGATCCCCCGGAGGGATATTCCCTGTAGGGTTGATGGCAATAATGTATGCTTCGGTCTTACTAAAGATAAATGGGATTAAAGCTGCGTCTGTTAGAGACACAATGCCAGCGTGTTTTGTACCGGGTCTTCTGGCAGCTCCACCATTTCTATAAGGAATAAAATTTAGAAGTTCTTCACAGCCTTGGAAGTATTCTTTGACATCGGTTCTACCGCGACCTTTTTGACTTAGTTCTCCAGCAGTGAAGGCATTTTGAATTGTATTAAACTTTGCCATCTACAACCTCGAATCAAGCCATATATCATCCACGTTTGAATCAGGTGTTCCTTCCTGGGAGTCACTACTTCTAGTATCTCTAAGGAATATCTGCGCTTTAGCAAACACTCTTTCACCAAGGGAAACACTCTGGACTAAGGGGTAAGCAAGCTCAGATGCAATATAATGGGCCAGATATTCTTTGAACTCTTTATCAAACTGATCTGAATCAGTTTCTAAACCGATGTACTTGATCTTCGCCGTATCAGCATTCGTTAGAAGTTTCCTTCCTTCTACTGTGAACTCCTCTCTACGGTTCTCCATATACAGAACCTTAAGGCAATCAACAGGCAACTGGAACTCAGCATCCCATTCAAATACCGGAGTAGATGCAAGCTTGCCCAACTCCGCACGACGAATAGCAAAGTTCCAAGGATGCGCCTTCAGAGCAGCATCGCGGAGCTTTTCGTATTGTTCTTTGCAGAGTTTAGCTTCTTTGGATCCTTCACTGAAGGACGAAATTCGACGGGCACCAATCTTAATCAGTGCAGAATTGCAGATAGCAACATCTCCTACTGCAGACATAGCACCCCTCAGAAAAACATGGTGGCCCGAAGGCCACCAAGATTATTAATCTACTACGTATTCTACGCCGAATCGGATCAGTCCCGTGATGGCAACTGTTACCTCGGTACACTCGGCCTGAACCTGAACTTCGCCTTGGAACTTCTTCAAGTATCCAGCTAATCCCTGAGCAGCCTTGATGTCCTTAAGAACAGTCTGTCCACCTGCATCTGCTTGAGATACAAAGGCATCCTGGTCAGCAGCATCTAGAGTCGCACCGTTCTCGTCGAGAACAATCGCGTGACCTAAATCGAAGATACCAGTAACACCCATAGATGGAGAGTCAATCCAAGCATTCACAACCCGAGCACCTTTCGGAAGCTTAGGACCACGAATGATATCGTTGACTGCGATAACAACACCAAGAGTATCTAGATCGTACTCGTCGTACGCTAGACGAACTCTGCCGTTTACATCGCCTTGCTCGATCTTAGTTGAAGGAACATCTACATGAGCCTTCTTAAAATTTGCGCCGTCTAAATTGGCCATATCAATTCCCCTTATTAAGCTTCGTTACAAAGTACTTCAACCACTCGCACTTCTTCCATACGAGTTGCGCCAACACCCATTTCTACAAATACTTGCGTACTGTAGTTCTTGTCTGGTCGTTCGCTGATTCTAGACTTAACTTCCTGTCCTGTCGAAAGTAATAGTCCACCCCTCTCCCAAGCAATACATCTACGTGAAGATGCAAATGGTAGAGTACCAGCACCCGCTCCAACACTGTGGTCAGAAAGGTCAAAGGTTACGGCCGCAGTCTCTCTAGCAAGTCTCTCACTGTGGATAAACTCAAAGCCCATGAACTGATTTACTTCTCCGTTCACAAGGGCGCGAACAGTGTTGAAATCGGCTGAGGTAACTTCAGTCTCACCAAGCAAAGAGAACAACTGAGATCCTGAAACTCCGATGAACATACCAGCGTCCATCTCAACTTCATTGGCCCAATACTTTTCTTTAACTCTTCGTAGAGTTCGAACATTCAAATTCACACCACCAGCAGTAGCACCATCACTGGAAGCTAATCGCTGAGTAGTTGGAAAGGGAACTGCTGTTCCACCTTTCTGGCCACCGAAGGCATTGCCTAAAGCAGCGGCGATGATCTCGTCATCCTTCGCTCGTCCCATTGCATTGACTGCAGCTAGTGCATAGTCATTTGTAGGATCGTTCAAAGATCGGATCAAATCTGGATTATCGATGAGATCGGCGTAGATGTAATCTTCTAGAGTTACTCTACGTCTTGAATGTGGTGTATCAAGTTGCGGAGTATCCATGTGGCGACCTGATCGCTTGATGGCATCCACTGCACCGATACGATCCCAGAATGCACTCTCTGCACTTTGGCTTTCGTTTCGAACTGCACCTTGAAGTCGTGATCCTTTTTGTTGCGCCAGATGGAACACGTTTGAATTAAACTGGTCTACAAATTGAGTAGGTATTTGATTGGACATTCCAATCCTCCATAGTTAATAGGTTTAGTTATTACTTTTGGCGGTTGGATTGTCCTTGCGGATCCACCTAATGAAATACTTTAGAGGGATCGACGAAGCGATTGTCCCTGTGAATCATGTACTATAAGAATAACCAATATCACAAAACTGTCAAGCTTTAACCGACTGCTTGGTGCTTAGGCGTTTTCGCGTTTCGAATATTCGTAAAATGTGCTGCCATCTTCTGCACAGCGTCCTTGTGAGCTGGATGACTCTTATTAAGGTATGGACCTGTATGGTCTGCCATCGCTTCCTTAATCTTCGCCTGCGAATCATCAACAGAGAAACCACTCGATTCTGTACGGCCATCTTTGAAGTCGCCTTCAGAAAACATCTTCTTACCGATATCATTAAACACTTTAATCAGTCGGACATCATTCTGTAATCCCACATCCTGCAAGTGCTGGCGCAATTCTTCACCACCGAAATTATCAACTACCGCTTGCGCTCTCTTGACATTTACTAGGAAGGCATCTCCCCACTCAGATTTAAGCGTTCCGATTTCTTTATCGATAATCGATTGCATCTCTACTCTATCGTTTTCA